GCTGGCGGATATCAACATTCCCAAGCTGTGCGCCACCGATAGCCTGGAAGCCTTTGGTTCTTGTCGGCTGTGCGCCGTGCAGGTAGAGGGGCGCCGGGGCTTTCCCGCCTCCTGCACCACGCCGGTGGTGGAAGGCATGAAGGTGACCACCCAGAACGAGCGGCTCGCCAAGCTGCGTCGCAACGTGATGGAGCTCTACATCTCCGACCACCCGCTGGACTGCCTGACCTGCCCCGCCAACGGCGACTGCGAGCTGCAGGACATGGCCGGTAGCGTCGGCCTGCGCGAAGTGCGCTACGGTTTTACGGGCGAGAATCACCTGGACGCCGTCAAGGACGAGTCCAACCCCTACTTCACCTTCGATGCCAGCAAGTGCATCCTCTGTTCGCGCTGCTGTAAACGCGCGCCGCATTTGGCACTTTCTTGCGGCGCATTTGGCACTAACAAAAGAGGCTCATCGAGCAATATTTCGCGAGATAATTGGCACCGTTTGCTCATCTATATAAGTGAGGATGGACTTACACTCCTAGAGCGCTTTTTGGCAGGTGTTACCTTCCAAGCCACATATTTGCAATTGGGACAGAAGTAGAAGGCCTCAGACTCGTCCAGGATAGATTTATGGCCTTTCTCACGACAGACGTGGCAGATAGCATGAGGTGGGTTATCTGCGTCTACGAACTCATCCTTGAGATTCAGAATAAAATAACCTTCTGGAGTTTTCTCCATTCGGTATTGATCGAAACGCTCCTCCTTGCTGATCTTTAGTTTCAACTCCCGGTTTTCGTCGATTAGCTCGAAGTGTTGCTGCTGCAATTCCAATAAGGCAGATTGGGCATTACCTAGCGCATCCAGCACATCGCTCACTGCGGTATCCAACTTGACCTTGTCGGTTATGTCCTTCGCCGACCGAGCAAGCACATACGCACTTCTTACAGCTGTTACTGCTTCACCAATACCTGTCATTATAAAACTCTCTGCTGATTGCTTTTTATGTGTATCAAAACAACCCCGCCGGTTCGGCATCCATATCCCAGCTGAAGATCAGCACCTCTTTTGCGTCTGAGCCTTTGCCGCCGCCGACGGTGTAGCGTATGTCGGTGGTTTCGATGTGGTAGCCCGCGAAGATCCGACGGATGTCTGGGTGGTCATTGAGGCTGATGATGGCCTTGCCCTTAAGCTTGGCCAGCATGCTCGCCATTTCCTCATATTGTTCTATGCCAAAGGGTACCCCATATCCTTCTGTCTGCCAGTAGGGTGGATCCATATAGAAGAGGGTGTGAGGTCGGTCATATCGCTCAACGCAGTCCTGCCAGCTTAGGTGCTCTATAAAGGTGCTTGATAGGCGCAAGTGAGCCGCTGATAGCGTCTCTTCTAAGCGCAGCAGGTTCAAGCCTGGTGGTGTGGTGGTGGCAGTGCCAAACGTTTGACCTTCTATGCGGGCACCGAAGGCGTTCTGCTGCAGATAATAGAAGCGGGCTGCACGCTGGATATCAGTGAGCGTTTCCGGGCGTGTCATCTTAAGCCACTCGAACACCTGGCGGCTGGAGAGTGCCCATTTGAACTGCCTGACGAACTCCTCCAGGTGGTTCTGCACTACGCGGTATAGGTTCACCAAATCACCGTTTACGTCGTTGAGCACTTCCACTTCGGCAGGAGAGGGGCGAAGAAAGAAAATCGCGGCCCCTCCTGCGAAGGGCTCTACGTAGCATTGGTGTGGCGGCATCAGTGGGAAAATACGATCAGCGAGGCGGCGCTTGCCGCCCATCCAGGGAATGATTGGGGTAGCCACGAGGCATCTCCTTTGCGGGTTTGGAGCTCGTGGCTCTCTGCTGGTTTAAGTGTCTGCAACGTGGACACTTTATTTCTATGAACTGGTAGTCGCTGACGTTGGCAAGCTTGCGGTTGCACTGCGTACAACGTATTTCGATTAACACCATGTCAAGCCTATAACGAATCTAACGTTTGGCTTAGACTCTCTAACGCCTAGCTAGGCAGGGGAGTCTTGGCCGACTTGCAGGGTGTTCTGCTTGTTGGTGGCCACCTCGGGTGTTCCAGCACCTTGGGTGGTCACTCCTCTTCTGTTACACAGGCTCCAACGCCTGATCTGCAGCTATAAACAGCTGATCCCGCTGCTCTTCAGTCAACCCAAGCGCATCGCCAGCGGCGTTAAGCGTAGGATCATCACGCCGCCACGTTAACGCCTTGTTGATAAAAGCCCGCTCTGAAAACGTTCGAGCGGGGTCGTTAGCCCACGCCTCATAGGCATCAGATAGCCCAGCCGCATCGAGTGCTAACAGGGCCTCCAATGCGGGCACGGCTTGGGGCACTGTCGGGACTTGTTGTGCGATGGGCAATACCTGCCAACCGTTACCCACAAAGCGCTCCCCATCCACCCCTTCAGGCGGCTTGTGGGTCCAGCCCGGCGGTATAGGTGATCGTAGTGGCTGCTCTCTTACACCGCCTGTAGGAAAGCCATCAACGTCATATTGGTATAGCGTAATCATGCAACCTCCGCTTTTATGTAACCCGTGTAGCCGCCTTCATTGGGTGTTAATTGAAGGATGTCTAAATCATACGTCGCTGTAATGACCTCTCCGGCATTACCAACAGACAACCAAATCCCCCCGCCATAATAGACACCATATAATGCATTACCTGTTGTAGTGCCTTTTACACTCCACTTAAAAGCACTCGGAGAAGCCAATACTAGCCCTGTTGCGCCCACAATCAGCCAGATATTTCCGTCACCGTGAACATCTAATAACGTGTTAGTTGTGGGGCTCGCGACAGAACCCCAATCTATGCCGTTACGTGATGTTATTATCGTCCCCCCGCTTCCTACGGCTACCCATAACTGGCCGTCTCCAAACACACCACTTAGGGAGCTTTGGGTTAGCGTTGATCTCGATGTCCAGTTAATCGCGTCCGGTGAAGTGATTACTGATCCGTTATCGCCTACTGCCACCCATAGCGAACCGTCGTAGTGAACCGCATTAAGAGCGGCGCCTGACGGTAATGTACGATTTGTCCAAGTAATGCCATCCGGTGATGTAATAACAGCCCTAGCAGATCCAGCGCCGCCTACCGCTACCCAAAAGTTATTATCCTTGTGAACACCCTTTAACGGCTCACTAGTTGGTGTAGTACGACTTGTCCAAGTAATGCCATCCGGTGATGTAATAACAGCCCCGCCTGACCCCCCCACAGCTACCCATAGGCTACCATCGCCGTACACACCGCTTAGATTAGCACCTGACGCTACTCGGTCTGTCCAACTGATACCATCAGGCGACGTCTCGACTATTCCACTGTCGCCTACCGATAACCACTGGGTTCCATCATAATGAACCGCGTAACGCCTAGTCGTCGTTAGGTTAGCTTGTTGAATGAAGGGATTAAGCACGTAGAACCCAGAGCCTCCAACACTGTCTACCCAATTGGAAAGTTGAGGGTAAGCCGCTTTAAATATTGTGCTGTTATCTAACCTCAAGAAGCCTTCAAAAGCTGACGTTGGTGCAGATAAAATAATCTGGCCAACTTCAAACGCCGGGGGATCTTCCTGCAACTCAAGCCCGCTCTCATCGGCTTTAACACCCAGCTTTTTAAGCGCATTACCCACTAAACTAGGGAGAACAGCGCCGGAAAGAAGATCGTCGGCTAAGTTACGTCTCACCAATGCGCCTTGCGCATCCACGCTGACGTAGTCCAGTTCAGTGTTTAAGGTGCCTGGGCTTAATGCAGTGATGGCCGTATCGCCAGTTACTACTTGTTCAGCTTGCCCCGCCCAATACTTAGCTGACCGAGCACCTGGCTCGACTTCATCTTCACTCTCCGCCCACTCCTGTGCTTTTGCTTGAGCTTCACTGGCATTTTGCGCTGCCCCAACGGCTGCGTTTTTCTCTAAAGTCACCGCATTTCCAAACGCCGCGATATTGGCTTGCAGCTCGTTAAGCGCGACCAATTTACCGTTCCATTTTACGATGTAGTTCTGATCCATTGTGACCCACTCATAGGGGCCAAAGTCGATGATGGGAAAGTCGGCCATCGTTACACCTCCAGAAACGACAGGGGTGCCTGCCAGTTGTTATAAAAATCATGCGTATGTTCGTAATCGTTTTCTCGTTTCGCCAAAAATGCGTGCTCTACTTCCTTTAAGCCGCCCTGTTTAGGGTAAAAAGACACGAATACGCTAGCCCGGCGCCCTCGCTTTACAAGCTCCGTTGTAAGCGTTGTTCTGTCCTCTTCTGTCAAAAACTTGAGGTCTAACGTTAAGCGCCTAGAGATAGCATCGCTGCCTACCGAGCGAAGGGAGCCACCCTCGGTTCGGCGATGCTCTACTTGTTCGACTTGGGTAAGTTTCACCCCGTAACTGGCGTTAAATTTTGGTGAGAACGAGAGACCAGCTATCACGCGGCCTACGTCTATATGCCCGTTAGGGTTCGTCGGATCGTTAATTGTTATCCGGTAGCCTGTTGCAAACGCAGGCTCAATCCAAAACTGTTTAGACTGAACCGGAATTTTGTCGTTATAGCTCGCGCCCCAGGGGTCAACGCCGAGGCGTAATAGCGGGGGCGGGATCAGCTCAGCGACCGATTGATTACCTGTGTCTTGCACTACGTCAGCGCCATAAAGTATCTCAAGCTGGACGGTCGCAGCAGCCGAAAGGTTATGGCGGTCAAGCACAATGGCGTCGAGATACTGAACGTTAGCTAGCGTAGCCTGAATTACTTGCGTGCCGGTTCCTACCGAGCGCCAGGGATAGGATCGACCGCTGCGCTGGGTGTAAGTCACTGGCAACCCCTCGGTGGTGGCGGTCAGTGTTGCCGAGTCGTGCACGTTATCGATGATTAAGCGCAGGTTGCTCATACCCATACCTCGATTGATGTGATGCCGCGTGTGGGCGAGCGTGAAACGGAGATAATGCGCCCCAGTCGACCGGCTAGGCGTGGGTGTTCAACGGCGATCGACTGGCCCACCTCTACAACTGGCATGAACGCATCAATGGAATAGACGTCGCGACGCACTGCTCTAATGGCCATCAGCCGGTCACGCTCGATAGCAGCATCCGTCGCACTGGCGATACAACTTTCACGGATAGCGTCTTCAGCGAGCGGGTAATCAGTTAGTGATTGCTCGGCTTTCGACTCGCTCCAATCACGCTTGAGGCGTGCCGCTTCGGTTGCGTTCTCATCTTCGATCACGCCCGCAACCTGACTCAAAGGGGAGTGATTACGGCGCCAGTTCAGAGTCAATGATTTCCAAGGGGATTGGGTCTCGGAGAGCCCTATCTGGTCGTACTCGATGTCGTCATCGAACAGCGTGACATCAGCAACTGTCGGAATAATGTGCTGCCGGATAATCAGCTCACCCGATGCATTGAGGTGCCAATAGGCCCCCAACCCGCTACACAGGTCATCGAGCACCTGACGGCCAGTGACTTCACCGCTGTAGTAAATGCCCACGGTGTAGCTGGGGAGGGTGATGTCACCCACAGTGATGCCGTAATGGGCTGCGACCCACTGGGCGATAAGGCCAGGCGTGTTGTGTTGCTCTTCGATGTCAACTGTCAGGCCTGCCTGAGTTGCGTTCTCCAGGGTGAACTTGCCACTAGCGAGGTCGTCGGTATGCGGTACAGCGTTTCCGGTATCTTTTGGCGTAAGCGCAGTCACCGGGAGATAGGAGGCGGCATATTCAAGCGTCGTGGTGCTTGAGCGGTAAGCGGGGGCGTTGTAAACCGACCCCAGCGCTAGCGGCACCGGCCCAGCGTCATCAGGTAACGAGCCGGTTTCGATAGGCTCGTCAAACACCGCCGATTGATCGGTCATCTCGAAAGCGATTTCACCGCGCCGTGCTGCCATGAGCCCGCCGTTAATACCGATGGCGTGCAGGCGGAAGTCATCCCGACTCCAGCCAGGGCCGCCGAGGTATAGACGGATACCGTGACCTTGCCAGGCGCGATCTACCCAGTGGGTAATCTCGCCATCGTCCACCAGTGTGATTTCCCCAAACGATATAAGCCCATCGATACGCGTTTCGATGTCAATTGCTTCAAACAGCAGATCGTCATAAACGCGATTCGGAGCACTGTCCGTGGGCCTACTGATGTACGGATGCGAGGCTACGTATTCAGTGCCGCCTGCATAGTCCAGTTCACACAACACAATGCGGGGCGCTGACAGATCCGCTAGCCAGTTATCGTACTGAGCGTCTGTCATAGCGTGGGCACCCTTGTTTTCGTATGGCGATTGGTTTTTTGCTGTTCGCGTAATTGATTGCCGCGCTGGGTGGATGCCTGCGCTGCGTCATTGCGCCGTTCACTGCGCAACTGCGCCACTTCTAGCCTCAGCGCGGCAAGCTCACGGGTAAGCGGCTCCAGGTTGATCGGGGTGGACGTATTAGCGCCCTGGCTGCTATTCATGGAAATTGGCGGCATATTTGGCATAGGCAATCGCCGATTAGGCAGTTCCCGCAAACGTTCTGCGGTATCCGCCGGTGCTACTAGCTCGCCTTTGTGAAGCTCTGCAATGTAGCCATCGAACGGGACGTTCCACAGCCCATCAGCGTGTGATCCATTGGCTTTGTTTTGCTCAATGGATTTTCTGATGTCGTCTAACGAGTGGCCACTGCTGTAGTCTCCCAGCCAGTAGTCCATACCCGCCTGGTCGGCATCACGTCCGAGCACCTCGTTATAAATGTCGTTGATTGACCCTGCTAGAGAGGATGAGCCACCACCACCCGATCCACCGCCGATTGCAGCCGCAGCGGACTTGGGCAGCGCTGCCGCAATTTTGCCCGCTAAGTCGTCGGGTAACGCTATGAGCAGGTCTGTCATCGAGTTAAGCGCGCTGATCTGGCTAATCTCAGCATTCAGGCTTGATTCCAGCACGCTTCTTGCGCGCTGCTGCTCGCTGAGCAGCTGACGCTCAATGCTCTCAATGCTACCGAGCGCCTCAACAGACTGACCGAACTGGCGTTCAAGACCCTGCACACCATCGGTTACTTCACCAAATATGGCTGCGTACTGGATTGAGGATTGGCCGTAGTAGCTTGCCGCCGCGTCTAGGTATTGCGTAGACGCCCCCTTTAGCTGACCAGCGGCTTGGGTATCACCGGACTCCGCTTTGATTTGCAGTTCTGCGAATTGGCGCTGTGCTTCTTGCAAGCGCTCAGCTGGGTCGAGAATCGACTGATTCGAGAGCAGCAATGAATCCATGAGTTGGCCTAGTTGATCGACAATCCGCAACTCATCTTGCAGTTGCTGCTTGCGATCCGATGCCAGCTGTTCTGAAGCAGCAATTGCGTCGTTGTAGCTTTCATAAACCCGGCGGATAGATGAGGTGCCGCTTTGCGAAAGGAGGGCTGACGAAGCCATAGAAGATGACTGTTCTTCCATCGCCAAGGTGTATTCGCGCAGCGATGGCACCAGGCCGAGAATAGTGGTGTACTGCTCGCGACCCGCCTCTGTCATTTGATCGATACCCGCTACAAGATCGCGTATCTCGGCGCGGCTGTCGGGCAGCGATAGCCCCAGTTCTTCGAAGTGAGAGGTCAGGTTTTCAGTGAGGTTGGCTAACTTTTGCTCTTCTGTGAAGAAAGCGTCGTAGTAGCGGGCTTGCATCGACGCCAAGTTGTCGACGCCACCTGCCATCTCTTGGAGGGCGTAAGCAGAATGTATAGCTCCCCCGGCAGTCGCATCGAACGATAATCCCATCTGCTCAACGCCCTGCTGAAGCAAGTTCACTGCGTTAAGCGCTGTAACCAAGCCACCCGCTTGAGCCCCAACGTTTTCAGAGGACTGCATTAGAGCGGTAGCATCGTCTTGGATCTGCTGGTTAAAGTCGGTTACCGCGTTGCTGAATTGAATAACGTTAGCCGACGCTTCAGCCAGCCCTTCAAGGGATGCGTTTTGCGACGTTAGCTGGTCGGTGTAATCCGTCACGCCGTCAACGATGGTCGCGAGCCGATCACGGCTCATCTCTTCTAAGCTGCCAAGCACCTCACCGGTGCGAGCGTTAAACTCCACCATACGCTCTGCTGCACCGGCAATTTGATCGCCGGTCATTACCGAAGCGAGTGCTTCGTCTAGTGCAGTCATGCCTTCCGCAAAATCACCGAGCCCTTCCATCTGCTCTGATTTCAAGTCATCGACGTGGTATCCCCACTCACCGAACGGGGAGCCATAGTTACCCCAGTTCACATCGTCACCGCTCGTGTAATAAGCCTGAGGGTCTTTTGACGAACCAAACAGCGAACCAAGACCACTGCCGAGAAACGATCCGATCGCAGCACCTACGCCAGGGATCGGGATTAACACTTGCCCGGCAATACCGCCCGCCGTTGCGCCGATCTGCTGCTCTTGGCTTTCGCCGAATACCGAACCACCGAGCTTACTACCAATAAAACCGCCACCCAGACCTAATGCAGTATTACCAAAGCCACTGTTGGCAAAAGATTCAAACCCAGCTTTTAGTCCGCCTTGGGTCTGCACAGCCAACTCACTGCCAAACTGTCCAGCGTAGGTGGAGCCGGTGCCTTGGAAAGCTCGGTAGGCGTTCGCGATCGCGCCGCTGCCGTCCATCATGCCGTTGAACGATGGCATGCCGCCGAAGGATTGAGCGCCACCGCCAGCCTGTTGGCCACCGCCGGTGCCACCAAATCCCATGCTGGTCGCCATTTGCACGGTGATCGGGCGGGTGAAGGCCATGTGGGCCATTTCTGCCAGCGTCTGATCCAGTGCCCGCTTCATGATATCGGTGGCATTTAAACTGCCGTCGA